GGATATACAAGATGCCAGAAAAGCTTTTAAAGAAGATTGGACTCCAAAAGTATTTGGTCTTATTGCTTTGATAGCTTTTGTGGGTTACATATTTACTGTAACTATTTTACCTCCAGATCAAAATAGCGACACTATTGTTAGTTTGGTATTAGGATATTTAGGTGGTCTTGTATCAGGTATATCTAGTTTTTATTTTGGAGCTTCTAATAAAGAAGAAAAATCATAAAGAATATGGATAACGAGAAACTAATTGAAGAATTGAAACGGGATGAAGGAATTGAGCATAAAGCTTATCAGGATTCATTGGGCATATGGACAATCGGTGTTGGCAGAAATATTCAGGAAGTTGGCTTATCTCAAGATGAAATAGAATATTTACTGGTAAATGATATTATTCAATGCACGAAAGAATTGAATAAAACATTTGATTGGTATAAGGATTTAAACGATGTTCGTGCAAGAGCATTAATCAATATGTGTTTCAATCTAGGTCTAACCAGATTACTCGGTTTTAAAAAATTTCTTGCAGCAATGGAAGCAAAAGATTGGGAAAAAGCCGGTATAGAAATGATGGACAGCAAATGGAGTAAACAGGTTGGAGCGAGAAGCGAAAGACTAAGAATAATGATAGTAGAGGGTTAAATGCCATTAGTTAAATATATTTTCAAACCCGGTATTAATAAAGAAGGAACTAACTACAGCAACGAGAATGGTTGGTACGATGCCGATAAAGTCAGATTCAGGAAAGGCAGACCTGAAAGAATTGGCGGATGGTTAAAAAATAGTAGTAATAGCTTTATAGGAACCTGTAGAAAAATTCTTGTATATAATGATACTGCCGGTACAAATTATACTATAGTGGGAACCCATCAAAAACTGTACGTCAAGGAAGGAGTCAGTTTTTATGATATTACGCCTGAGAGGGCTACCACTACCGATGGTATTACATTTGCGGCTACTGATGGATCATCCATCATTACTGCTACCGATAGTTCTCATGGAGCTAAAGAAGGTGATTTTGTAACAATAAGCGGTGCAGTTACTTTAGGTGGTTTAATTACTGCCGATGTTCTAAACCAAGAATATCAAATAGCTTCTGTTCCAACGACAAATACTTATACTATTACGGCAAAAGATACTTCTGGCGATGAAGTGACAGCAAATAGCAGCGATTCCGGTAATGGCGGTTCAGGCGTTGATGGCGTATATCAGATTAATTCTGGATTGGATGTTTATGTTAAGTCAACGGGATGGGGAACCGATGCTTGGGGTTCAAGTACATTTGGATCAACATCATCATTATCCGCCAGCAATCAATTAAGATTATGGTCTATTGATAATTTCGGGGATGATGTTCTTGCTTGCGTGAGAGGCGGTGCTATTTATTATTGGGATGAATCAGCCGGTACATCCGCACGGGGAACAAATCTTACCGCAATAGGCGGAGCGAGTGATGCTCCCACCATAGCATTACAGGTAATGGTATCGGATGTTGATCGGCACGTTATAGCATTTGGTTGCAATACAATCGGAAGTAGTACGATTGATCCGTTATTGGTAAGATTTTCAGATACAGAGAGTGCCGGAGATTGGACTCCCACGGCAATTAATCAGGCGGGTGGTGTCCAGTTATCGCAAGGATCAGAGATTATAGGCGCTCTTAAAACAAGACAGGAAATATTAATATTCACCGATGTTGGATTGGTTTCCATGAGGTTTGTGGGATCACCTTTTGTTTTTTCATTTAATGAGGTTGCCGAAGGCTTTTCCTTGATATCTCCGAATGCATCCATTAATGCGGATAATAAAGTTTATTTCATGGATAGAGGCGGATTTTATGTTTACTCAGGTTCTGTATCCAGATTGCCCTGTTCCGTATTGGATCATGTTTTATCTGATCTGAATCTGGAACAGGCACATAAGATATTTGCCGGTGTTAATTCCAATGCCAATGAGATTATATGGTTCTATCCGTCAGGAAGCAGCAGTGAAGTTGATAAATATGTTTTATATAACTTCTTGGAGCAAGTCTGGTCAGTAGGAACAACAACCGATAACTTTGTAAGAACCGCTTGGGATGAGGCAAATCTATTGGATTATCCCATTGCAGCCAGTAAGAACAGTAGCTCGGTCAACACCAATTATTTATATGATCACGAGAAGGGTCACGGAGATGATGGTAGTGCATTTACCGCCTATATAGAATCCAGTGATTTTGATTTACAGCCTGATGGGGATCATTTTCTTCACATTTCAAGATTGATACCTGATATAGAATTTAGGGATCAACAAACAACTGATGATACAGTGTCTTTTATCATCAAAGGCAGGGATTATCCTTTATCAAGTTTATCAACTTTACAGACAATAAGTGTTACCCCTGAATCTACATTCAGCAATACAAGAGCCAGAAGCAGACAATGTGCATTAAGAATATCAAATTCTTCGAGTGATTTTGGCTGGCGATTGGGAGACTTGAGATTGGATATTAGACCTGACGGGAAGAGATAGATGACTAATTCAAGGAATAAAGGAGCGAGTTTTGAAAGAATGATAGCAAATTCATTGTCGGAAGAGCTTGGTCTTGTGGTTAAATTAAAAAGAATACTGGAACAAACCAGAGAAAAACATTTACCAGATTTAATTTTTGGTGATTGGCATTTGGAATGCAAGCGATATGCAAGCGGAAAAGAACCAGCTACTGCATGGTGGGAACAAGTTGTAGAAGCTTCCAAAGATAAAGGTACGCCTACATTAATTTATAAATTTGATAGGCAACCAATTAAAGTTAGATTGCCGTTACACGCTGTAAATAATTATTTACCAGTTAATAATTTTATTACTTGCGATTTATTTTTTGAGGACTTTGTTTACTTAATCAAAGTGCTATATCCAGAACACATTGAAGAATATAACAAGAGGGCAGCTTAAATGGATATTAGAAGTATTTCATTACCATTGCCTTCGGAAGAATATGACGCAAATGATGAAGCGGTTACACGAAGAAGTATTGAACAGGCAATTGAAGATATCAGTTTTAAAATTAAACGATTGGAAGAACTGAGAACCACAGTTGCCAGTAACTCACTTAAAAGACATTCTTTTCTGCTAATGGGCGCTAAAGATGGCTGATATTTTAAAAGTATTGGGTCAACTAGACCCGTCAGCAACTACTGTAACCACGTTATATACAGTACCTGATATGACACAAACAACCATTAGTTCGCTCGTTATATGTAATCGTACAGGGTCGGCTATTACCTTCAGGGTAAGCGTTCATCCTGCCGGAGCTGGCGCTAATGACAAACAATATATTTTTTATGATGAATCATTGGCGGCAACTACCACACGAACAGTAGTTATAGGAATGACATTGGCACAAACTGATGTAATAAAAGTATACGCAAGCGGAGCTGATGTCAGTTTTAATTTATTCGGCTGTGAAACTAAAGAGGTTAGATAATGGCACAATATAAAATACAACAAGGTGATACCTTGTCAGCATTAGCTAGAAGATACGGCACTACAGTAGATGCTTTAATGGATGCTAATCAACAAATTAAAGATAGAGACTTAATCTATTACGACAGAATGATGAATGTACCCGGTGCAGCAACACCAGTTACTGTGACTCCTCCAGCCGATCAAGGCGCTATTGCCGGAATGCCTACCCACGATATGATAGATGGTATTCCAGTACCATCCGATATGGGAAAACCTTTCTTGCAGCCTGTTCATCCTTCAGTTGATCAACAAATAGCTGGTATGTCTAATGTGGAAATGGCGGGTGGAATGTCCGCAGGTGTTGATCTTTCTGGTCAGCCAACATTACAAGAATTAGGAAAATCAGCATGGGATTGGTTTAAAAGACCAGCACCTGATGAAGGTCAAATACCGGGCGCATCTAATATCGAGTATGATCCAAATACAGGGATGCCAGTTGGTCTTGGTGTTTCTGGTCAGCCAACATTGCAAGAATTAGGAGCTGGTATTTTTAATGCACTAGAACCTGTTGCTGCTAATGTTTCAGAGAAAGTTGCTAAAGCAACAGAAAATGCTACAAAAGCAGTTAATAAAGCAGTAGATGAAGCACCAGATGCAATAAAAGGTGGTATTACTAATTTTTTAAATGAGGATGTTGGTGCAGTAATTAACGGATTAGATAGAGCCGATCAATACATTAAATCTGGAGAACTTGGTTT